TTCAAACTCAAGAAACTTTTTGATGTTGCATATCATATTGAATGTTCTAAAATTTTATGACTTTGATTTTCCTCAAATTATAATCTAGTACTTGTATCAGGAGAGATGCTTCCAATACACAAGTATGAAAATGGTAAGGTTTCCGTGATACATAAGGTCAAAATAAGTCCCGGTGACTTTGTACGGTTAAATGTATACAGGTGGTTTGAGGATTCTATATCACATCAAGTATTTACTACACAAGATGGTAAACGTGTGTATTTACAAAACGTCATCAAAGATTTAAAAGATCCTAAGAACGATAGGTGGATTCACTTGAACGGAGACAAATCCGATTATCGTCGTGAGAATCTTATAGAGGTTAATAAGTCTTTTAGAACTATAAAGAACAAAGAAAACTCGTCGAAAACCGTAGGTGTTTGTTATGTAAAAAGTAGAGATAGATGGAAGGCGACTTTATCAAACAAACTTTTAGGATACTTTAAAACTGAGAATGAAGCTTGTCATGCGAGACTAAAGTCTTTATTACTAAGTAATCCAATGATAAAGTTTGTTCCGGAAGGTTCAGACCCAGATGGTATTCACGAGATGCATGTACCAGTAACGTATACTGAATATGGGAAACCTGATACATATTTTGATTTAGACGATGTTGAAACGTATCCTATGGTATATACACACTCCGTGCTAGGAAGTGATTCTTTGAAATACAAAGAATATATATCAATTCCTCCGCCGAATTAGAACTCTTCGTCAAACCTGACCCCATCACCCTCTGCAATCATGTGCTTCGAGTAGTCGCCGACACGCTTCTCGAAAAAGTTCGTCTTGCCTTCCAACGAGATTGTCTCCATCCAGTCAAATGGGTTCTGTGAACCAAACAACGCCGGGACACCCAGCTGAGCCAGTAGCCGATCAGCCACAAACTCAATGTACCGGCTCATTTCGTCCGAGTCCATCCCGATCAGTTTACACGGCAGAGCGTCGATGATAAACTCGCGCTCGATGGTTACCGCTTCGCGAACAATGTCATGAATCGTCTTGTGGTCGAGTTTACTCTGCAAACTGTGGTACAGGGTCAAGGCAAACTCCTGATGAAGCCCCTCGTCCCGAGAAATCAGCTCGTTGCTGAACGAGAGACCCGGCATAAGTCCACGCTTTTTGAGCCAGAAAATGGCACAGAATGAACCCGAGAAGAAGATGCCTTCCACGCACGCGAATGCGACCAGTCGCTGCACAAAAGGCGAGTCCTGACGCATCCATCGCAGCGCCCATTCCGCCTTTTTCTTTACGGCAGGCACAGTCTCTATCGCCTTGAACAACTGTGACTTTTCTTCTGGGTCTTTTACCAGTTTATCAATCATCAAAGAGTACGTCTCTCCGTGGATACTTTCGTTAAACCCCTGGTATGCATAGAATGACCGAGCCTCTGGGATCTGAACCTCATTTGTAAAGTTGAGATCCAAGTTTTCAAAAACAATACCGTCTGATGACGCAAAGAATGCAAGGATCGTCTTGATGAAGTGTTGTTCCGGGGCTGTAAGACCCGCCCAATCCTTGAGGTCACCTGCGAGGTCAATTTCTTCTACGGTCCAGAATGACCCCACAGCCTTTTTGTACAGTGCCCATAGGTCTGGGTAACGGATGGGAAATGTGGTGAAGCGTGAAAGGCTGGGGGTCAAAATGGGATCCGTCATACTTTACTAGCGTCTCTGATTTTTATACCGCGAGTTATTTGCAGCATTTAAAATACGGGCACATTTCAATGGACATCAAACGTCTCGCCATGCGTATGAAGCTAAACAAGGTGAACGGTACCGTCGTTCATCACTGTGCCATTCTAAAGAAGCTACTGAACGAACAGGGTATCAAGTCAACGATCATTCACGGGTACTGTGTGTCACCAGGTGAACTATGTGAACACTACTGGGTCCGAACTGATGACGAGGGTCTCGACCTCGACATCGGTTTCGAACTCGCTTGCCTGTATTCACCAGAACTCATGGCGATGAACAAGTTTCTGTCCGAGGATTTCCCAGAGGGGCTCAAGGATGCTCAGGGCAAGGAACCCGAGGTTCTTCGTCAAGAGGATAACCAACGCCTGTTTGAGTTGTATGAAACTGATCCGACTACATTCTGGAAAGAAGCTCCGAAAGGAGTGAAGACTTTTCGTTGAGAAATCCAGGATGATCATCAGGTAAACTTTCAATGACTTTTAAAATAAATTCCATCGCGTAGGCATCGTGAACCAAGTACGTACTCGGTTCAGGAAGTAGACCCAAAAAATGCATCATAACAAACGTCTGACAGAACTTGTGCGTCCCGGGGCGTTGATACCGGTCGTACGGGTCAAACCCTGACGCAGTCCAATGCGAATTGACAAAGTAAGCAACACGACCATGTGGAACGTGACGTGTTCTCGGACGGCGACGAATTGTCACATCCGGGACCACGGTTTTCCAGACTGATTCATCTCCCATGAAATCTATAATTTTTTGCATTCTCCTCTAACCTAGAAACATCTTCTTATATTGACGGACCGATACGCGACAGTACGGACACACGAGGAGGTTACTCCGTTCAGAACACGTCTTGCAAATCACGTGACCGCACGGATCGATGAACATGTCAATCGGTCGTTCGAGACACAAGAAGCACATATAGTTGGACATGATGTCTGTTTCTGCACAGAGTGAAAATACTTTACGCAGAGCCACCATCTTCTTCGCCTTTTCTTTGAGTTTCTCTGCATGCTCTGTAATGCCTTCATCCTTGTCAAACTGTTCGACGAGTTCCTCCAGTTGTTTCACGTAGAGGAGATCTTTGTTTCCAAATTGTTCGATAATGTTCAATATGCGACTCGCCTTGTCCTTTTTGTCCTGAAGTTTGAAAAACTCGACGAGAACTTCAGGAACGATATCGAGGTATTCTTGTTTGAGTTTAGTGAGTTGTTCCATAATTTCATGGGGTTCCTCCTTGTCCTCGAACGGTTCATACTCCAGGATGGTTCGAAGACGAAGAAGACGATCATAGACATCCATCATACGAACTTTGACTTCATGATCTTCTTCTTCACCGAGTTCGGCAAAGTTCATGTATAAAAATAATGTCACGTCTTTATAAATGAACGCCTACGGTGCCACAGCAGCAAATAACTCGCTGACGAAGCCTCAGTTTGTGATGAAGATGTCTATGGTTACATTTCTGATTGTGCAGGCGATTCGTCAGCTTGTTCTTGTAAACGGGCAGACTGCTGATAATAAGGAGAGCCGCGCTGGTCAGGTGGCTGCATGGATGACCATTACACTCACCATACTTGTAGCGGCGTTCTTGTACCCATCAACTCCTCTTTCTGACAAGAACATTCTGGGTGGTATTTTCCTGTTGTTTGTGGGTGTGATGGGCAGTGGTATTGCAATGCTGTATGACTCCATGAAGAACAAGGCGGGTCCAGAGAAGAACCGCATGTGGTTCGCCATCGCTCACATCATTTTCGCCATTCTGTTACTGGCGTTTCTGATGTATTCACTTGTTCAGTAGGGAGCCACCGATGCCAGAGTCGATTGTGAAATCGCGCTCCTGGTTACGCACAAACTCCATATCCTTGCACCAACCACCTGGCGTCAGAGACTTGGAGTAGTAGGCAGACTCTGGGTTGAAGCCACTTGCCGTGCACTTCAGATCATGCTTCAAGCCAAAGATGCTTGAAGGACCGCTTGACATGCCACTGCCTGGGGTGGTCGTGAGGTTAGCACCGAAACCGCTGACGCCACGACCCATCACCTGCATCAGGATCACAACCAGCAGAACAACGATGACAAGATTCATAAACATCTTAGCAGGCTTCATTTATTATTAAGTATGGAAAAAAGTACCCGACGCGTCTAAAGTTTAGGACTTCATTTCTTAAAGGATTACAGGATGGACCTTCTCCCGGATTCGGCTCCTGTGACGTTGACCCTGAATGACGAGGAACGTCGTTTGATGGATGACATTTCTTTTGCACCGGCTGAAAAGTCTGTGCCTGTGCGCAAACCTCCACAGTCTCGTCCGTTCCGTCGCGGACCCACTGCACCTGCACACGCACCACCACCTGAGATGGATGGTCTGGAGATGTTCACCAACCCAACCAAGCAGTCTGCTCCGAGTGCACCGCAGCCTGAGATGTGGGATGGCGGTGACGAGGAGCCAGAGCCTATGATGGGTGGTGAGGAGCAGCCTCACATGGGGGGAGGTGGTGGAAACAGTGGTCCTTCAGAGGGGTACAAGACAATCGAGGATGAAAAGGCGGATCTGCTGAACAAGATTGCTCGCCTGGCGAAGAAGGGTATGCACACGTCGTCTCGTCTGACGTCTTACAGCGACATTGAGGAGATTCGCACAGAGTACAAGCGTCTGGTGTACGCCATCGAGGCTGAGCGTGCCATTCTGTGCCAGAAGCGTATGCTGATTGCGTGTGTCACTGGTCTCGAGTTTCTGAACAAGCGTTTCGATCCGTTTGACCTGCAGCTGGATGGTTGGTCTGAGAATGTGATGGAGAACCAGGACGACTACGACGGTGTGTTTGAGGAGTTGTACCAGAAGTACAACGCCAAGGTGGCTGTTGCACCAGAGGTGAAGCTGATTATGATGGTGGGTGGTTCTGCGATGATGTTCCACTTGACCAACAGCATGTTCAAGTCTGCAATGCCAGACATGAACAAGGTGCTGAAGCAGAACCCAGACCTGGTGAAGAATATGGTGGATGCAGTCCAGCGTACACAGACCCAGAGCCAGGGACCTCCATCAGCGGGTGGTATCTCAGCAGGACGCCACGAAATGCGTGGACCGGGTCTCGATCTGTCGACTCTGATGGGTGGAATCATCGGTCCACCCCCACCAATGGGCACGCGCGAGCCAGGACCTCGTGACCCACCAGCAACTCAGGATGACGATGCCATTTCAGACATTGTTTCAATCGACATGGGGTCAGACACCAAGGAGGTGAGCGTCGGCGGCAAGAAGCGCAAGGCGCCTTCAAAGAAGAAGGAGGTGACACTCTAAAATGTAAACTAGTAATATATGGATCTCTTACCAGCACCAGCCGCTCATGTTGAGCCAGAAGTTCCAGTTTCTGGAATTGACAATAATCACGGTGCGGATATTGATGTAGAGCCTGTTCCCAAGACGTCATTCAGTGAGATTATCACTCGTGGTGGGAACAACCCAGATGGGAAGTTTTAAAGTCCAACGAATCCGTTGTCCGCCGGTGGCAGCACAAGAGACTTGTGACTAAAAATCTTTATATAAATTAGATGGGGCTCTCTTATGCACCCTTTGACACAGAAGAGCCCCTTGCTCCGCCTTGGAAACATCCAAGGGCGTCTTCAAAGGTCAGTAATGTCCGTCGAGACGGACTCTTCGTCTTCGGCGGTCCCGATGTCACTGAATGTAACAACCTTATCCTTTTTTTTGTTCTTGGGGTTTTTCTTCTGACCCTTGTCGACGCTATCCGATAAAAGAAACCCAGGCTTCAGACCAGACTCCGCCTTCTTTTCCTCCTCGGGCTCATGTTTTACAAATACAGACGGCGCAGGTGGGCGATTGTCTGGCTGTGGAGCATGTGGCATCTGATTTGTCAGCTGCTGAATCACCATCTGCTTCTGTTGGGGAGACATGTGCGCCCACTGCTTCTTCAACGTAGTGCCGTTAGGCATCATTGATTTAATAATAGCGCGGAGCTCGCCGGGTAAGTCTTTAAACTCGGCGAGGTCTAGCATAGAAATAGCCTTCTTTGGACGAGTCTCGGTGATGAAAAACGCCAGGAGACACACGAACGCCAAAGCCAACACGACAAGGGCAGTTGTCATTCTAATGTCAGTAAACATTTCCCTTTTGGAAATTCTTGCGCGGTTGAGTCACTTCGTGAGTTGTCCATTCCTGTGAATCCAGCAGCTTGGTATATCACACATCGTTTCTTATACATTGAATTGAAAACCGACCAGCGATCAACTATATCAATGATGAGCGGAGCATTCACCTTTCCTGGTGTTTCTCTCATGATTCGACCGACAGCCTGTGTCACGTCAGAGTGTGGTGTCGTCATCACGAGTGTATCCAACACCGGAATGTCAAGACCTTCTTGAGCCATCGAATACGTTGCTATGATGACTCGTGCCCGTGAAGACACGTCAAGTTCATCCTCCTTCATACCACCGAGATACAACGCCGCACCTTCGATGTTGTCCCTGAGCCAAAAACAGTGTTCTCGGCGATCACTGAGCAAAAGGACTCGGCGACTTGGATCCAGACTCTTCACTAAACTAAGAATCTTTTGGTTTCGAGCTGGAATCTCGGTGAGTTGAGTCACCATACCAGCCATGTTAATTTTTCCAAACCGAGACACTGGTGGAGCTTCACGGAATGCAGGATCGTCAAAGAGTACAGTCTCGACACGAGTTGACGTCTGGTCTTTACGCTGAACTCGAAAGAATTCGGGTCCCATGAACCAGTACAAAATGTTCGTCAGACCATCCTTTCGATCAGGGGTTGCAGTCAATCCAAGCGAATACCGAGGACACAACTTGAACATGGTTTGTGAAAATGCGGCTGCACCAATGTGATGTGCTTCGTCAACAATCACAAACCCAATCGTGTCAAAAGCTTTGGGATCATTCTCACGTGAACACATGGTTTGAATCATACCAATCACAAAGTCGTGTTCAATGTCAAACGTGTCTTGTTGGACTCGCCCGATGGTTGCTCCAGGACAAAATTGTTGGATCCGCTCCTTCCACTGATTTGCCAAAAATTCTTTGTGGACAATAATCATCGTACGAACTCCTAGATGTGCCGCATATGCAAGTGCCATGGTTGTGTTATGCGTGACAGTAAAATCACCGAGGACAAAACGGTGGTTCCCATCAATCTCAAACCCATAATAGTCCCCAACACCAAGCTTTTCCAAACGAATGCCTGTGTGAAGTGTATTTTTAACCTGCATTCGAGGTTCATGCTTCTTACGAACGACTTTACAAGGTACATCTTCTATACCAGCCCCGTGAATACAACACCGAAAGTACGTACCAGTCACACGACCACTTGATGAGTTTGTACACGTCTTTTGACATTCACTTTTGTAACATGAGAATCCTAATGAGCGAGCCAAAAACAATATGTCATCAAATAATTTTTCATTTTTTTGAATAATGTCCCACCCACCTTTTACAGAAGAACCGTCAGAATCGATAAGTCCAGCTAGAACCTGGAGTTGCACCTCACGTGAGTTAAGTTTGTAAATGTCTGGAATATGTTTATTTTTTATAACGTTCAAGTTTTGTAAAGTTTTGTAAAAGTAAGCTGGTTTCGGTCCGCGGATAGCATAGTCATATTGACTTTTATAAGCGAGATGAAGCCCATATTTTCCAAGATTTCTCGAAAAATAATGAAGCACCGCTGCATCCTGACTGGATATATTAGCAGCTGCAGAACACCCATCGCCAAGCCAGTATCCAAACATGTACGGGTCGAGAGGAACCTCTCGATGCGGAAATACAATAGGAACTCTGTATCCTTTCAGTTTATCTTTGGTTGTTTGACACAAGTTAATATAATCCAGGACTGATATATCAACAACTTTACCACGATCTTTACTTCGTTTATCGTTACATTTAAGAGACAAAATGTGAGACTCATTAACTACATATGAATCTCCTTTGACAGGCACGATTCGATACAACTGCTCTTGTCCAGTACATGTCGAGAGAACACGGCGTGGCGTTGAGTCGTCTCCCATAATTAATTCCCCAGTACAAATATGTTGAACGAGTTTGATACTCCCATCAAACATCATGACAGGAGTGTCTTTTCCAAGACACTTGCCAAACCCCGGTGGCAAAGACAGTACACCACCGCCTACTTCCCGAAACGCCTCGACACCAGCTCGAAACGCCTCGTTCTGTCTCGTCGAGTCCCGGAGGGTCCCCTGAAACTTGATAGACACAGACACTGGTTCCTCGCGTTTGTCGACGGTAGTATCCTCCCCAAAGAATCGCGGAATGTACATTTTGCCTGATTTTCCTTCACGATACACTTTGAATGCAGGTGGTCTAATTCCCATGGCATTCTCAACAGCCCGAACCGTCAGTTGTCGCTTCAGGTCGGAGTTGACGGGGACGCATTTCCCGTGACGGGTGAGGAATCTTTCATTGGACATATACTCTTAAGGACGTAGTACTCTAGACCGTCCCACTTGACGGTTCGAACTTCAGCCTTGACCTGGGTCCCAGTAGGCATGTCTTGAATCGGAACGTGACCTTGAACATCAACACCAGTAACTCGGTTATATCTGAACGGTACTTTGACCTGGACACCATCCAGCTCAATGTACTTACGACCGTGTATGTCAAAGAATGATCTAGTGATGAACATATCTTTTCAACGTATTTAATCTCTAGTAAAAGAGTAGTACATGGAAACACGAACGGCGATTGTTTCCGTCATCATAATTTTTATTCTTTTGGCATTAGGAACTGGTCTTTACTTTGCAATAGATCAACTGCTCGCCCTGAAAGAAGTAGGGGCTTCAGACAGTGGTGCAGCACCTGCAGGTGCTGGACCTGGACCTGGACCTGGACCTGGAACCGGTACAATCGATCAGAATCCATTTAACCAGGTGGGTTCAACCCAGATGACAACATGGACAGATCCTTCAAGCGGACCTCGTATTATAGATATTCTCGGAGGTGTTCTCGAAGTTGTAGCTGACCTTCTTGGAGATCGTTTAGTAAAGCTTAACGAAGAAGCTGAAGCTCGTCGTCAAAAAGCGATTGACGACGCCAAAGCAAAAATAGAGGAGGATGCACGGACCGAGGCGGAAAAGAAGGCGGGTGAGGCGGATGCAAACAGGGCGAGAGGTGTAGACAACGAGACTGTCAAAGGAGCTCTGGATGACGCTAAAGCAAAAGCAGAAGAGGATGTGCGAACCGAGGCGGAAAAGAAGGCTGGTGAGGCGGATACAGACAGAGTACGAGTTGTCAACGACGATATTGTCAAAGGAGCTCTGGATGACGCTAAAACAAAAGCAGAGGAGGATGCACGGACCGAGGCGGAAAAGAAGGCGAGTGAGGTGGATGCAGACAGAGCGAGAGGCGTAGACGGCGAGACTGTCAAAGGAGCTCTGGATGACGCTAAAGCAAAAGCAGAAGAAGACGCCAAAGCGAAAGCCGAGACGACCCTCACAGAGCCGACGCGCGCGGTGGACCCCAACACAGTCAAGGCGTCTCTCGAGGCTGAGACGGTCAAGGCGGTCGAGGACGCCAAAGCGAAAGCCGAGACGACCCTCGCAGAA